AATAGTCAAGAGTCCGTCTTTGAGTTCGGCACCATTTACTACTACATCGTCTGCGATTGTAAATGATCTCTTGAAGTATCTTTTAGATATACCTTTGTGGATAAATTTGTCTTCTTCCTCTTTGGTTTCTTTTTTGCTTTCGATTGTCAGAGTATTATCTGCATAATCGACTGTTATGTCACCTTTGCTAAATCCAGCAACAGCCAACTCCACATTGTACTTGTAGTCATCTACTTTTACAATATCGTATGGTGGATATGTGCTACTGAAAGTGTTTGATGTTGAAAGAGTTTCGAAGGTATCAAATATATCATCGAAACCAATTGTGAAAGGCCTTAGCCTATTAAAGAATGTAATGTCATTCATAGTTTTCTCCTTTTTAAGCAAGTTAATTTGAACACCCTTTCGGCATGTTCCGTATATTTATATGGGGGTTAATTTTCAAATGTCAACCCCATATAAAACTTGGTGGAGGTAGAGGGATTCGAACCCACGACCCCTTGAATGCAAATCAAGTGCTCTCCCAACTGAGCTATACCCCCTAATTTTGTTCCTCAAAATTTTCATCTTGTTCGATCTCATTTTGTTCGGTAGGGGCAGATACATCCACCCCGGCATCGATCTTAGAGTAAAGATTTAAGAATGACTCCTTAGTGTCATCATCAAATCTTGCAACACAAAGGTCAATCGCTTTCACTTTGTCTTTGAAGATTGAATATGCCTTGACAACGTGATCAAGTCTTCTGGTAGAGATGATCTCATCAACTCCACCTTCGTAAAAGGTTTTTCTAATAACCTCTGCCCAAGTCACTAAGTTATCTGCAAACTTCTCATCGACCTTGCCATACTTGTTCATAGAACCAATGACAATCTTACTCTCGACTTTTTTGTCTGCATAAGGTTGCTCGATAGTGATTGCAAATCTTTCTAGAAATGCTTCGTTAAGAACATTAGTTCCGATAAATCTACCGTCTTCAGAACCTTTACCTTTAGTGTTGGCAGTCGCCATCACATTGAATCC